TCCAGCCACAGGCGGGACGATTAATGCCTTGGCTGCTAATGCTGCATTTACCATTATTGCTGGCGCAACAATTGAATTAGTAGCCACCACCGCTACGCAATGGTACACATTCTAAAAAGGACTGCTAGTGTTCCAAACCGCATTTCAGGTCTTAGCGTTTCAGATTAATGCGTTTCAGATAGGACAAATACCCCCCAATCCTTATACTGACACGCATGATGGTTTCACGCCCGAAGAAATTAGACGGGCAAAGAACCTAGAAAGAAAGATACACGAAAAAGAACTAGCATTACTTAAAGCCCAACGAGCAGACCGAGAAGCTCGTAAAGCTCGAATTAAGGGTTTAGTTGACCCACCAAAAATTGTTGCTAAACAGAAACAAAATAAACTACAATCTATTCAAGAGGTTAAGGCTGGTATACCGCCAGTTGATACTACAGAACTAGAGCAGTCTATCGCCTACCTTGAAAACCAACGAAGCAAGTTGCTTAGGGCGGTAGAGTTAAGACGAGAACAAGGCCAAATAAGGGCTAGGCTCGCAATACTTGAAACTCAACGCCTTGCTGAACAAGACGATGAGGAAAGCATATTACTACTAATTTAGACCCCCACGCCCAATATAAGTTAGCTTATGACCACCTACACGCAGGTCGTTATGAGCAAGGTTTTCGATTATTTGAGTATCGGTGGCATCCTGAAATAGTTGCCGAACAAGCCGTACCCTACGAGCCTACTTTTAAGATTCCCGTATGGCGAGGTGAACCATTAATCGGTAAATCCATCACAGTACAGATGGAGCAAGGCTTTGGTGACATTCTAATGTTTGCCCGATTCCTACCTGCGCTTAAGGCTTTGGGTGCAAAACAGGTTGTAGTCTTGCAAGAAAGCTCACTTCATTACCTTTTGGGGCAGATTCATAGCGTAGATGTTTTTTCTAACAGCACAGAAAAAGGCGTAGCAAGCCAATCGGACTACTGGATAGGCTCTATGTCACTTCCATACTACATTTCTCTGTCGCACCCCCTTGTAAAGGCTATGTTCCCCGTTACCCGTAAGAAAATAGTGGGTTCTGAGGGCTATTTACACGCTATTCCTAGCAATATCCCACCCAAAATAGGGGTAAATTGGGAAGCATCTAAGCAAATTCTGTATTACTTGAAGTCAATCGATTACCGACACATGGAAGAATTGGTCGGAGATGATGTTTATAGCCTAAACCCTAAGTCTGACGGGTTATTTAACCCACTTCCTGACAATGGATGGAAGAAAGATTGGGTAAAAACCGCCCAACACATGAAAGCCATGAAAGGAGTTGTAACTGTAGATACTGGTACGGCTCATTTAGCTGGTGCTTTAGGGGTTAGAACTATTGTTTTGCTACCTAAAGAAGAATTTGTCTGTTGGCGGTGGAAAAACGCCCGTTGGTACGACTCTGTTGTGTGCCTAAGACCCCATGAATATGACCAATTGCCCGAACTATTAAGGAGAATGTAATGATTTGCCCTAAGTGTGGTTATTCTGAAAGCAACCATGTTGTAACTAAGTCAGATAAAGAACATTATTTAGACTTTTGGGGGTTTACCCTAGGTACGCCCGAAGCCGAAGAAGCATGGAAGCAAAAGCAAGAGATGACCGCCAAAGAATCGCCAATGGTTATGTCAGACATTGAAGGGTATATATCTCAGGTCGATGGCACATGGATTAAAAGCCGAAGTCACCATAGAGAACACCTTAAACAGCACCGCATGATTGAATTAGGCAACGATGTACCCAAGCAACATAAGCCTGTGGAATTAAGCCGTAAAGACAAAGAAGCCCGTAAACGCAAGATTGCCGAGCTTGCTTACGCTAAATTAAACTATCGTTAAGGAGCAATCATGGCAGACCGCAGAGAGATGTTGGAAGCAGCAATGAATGAAGTCGAAATAAAAGACGAACCTCAAGAGGTGGAACATGAGGAAGAGGAAGTACCTCAAGACGAACCTACTAGCAATGAAAAGGAAAAGTTTGTCGCTGAAGATGAAGCGGTGGCAGAGGAAGAAGTCGCTGAGGTTGTTGCAGAAGATGAGGTTGAACCCGAACAGCCCGAAGAACGGCCTGAGATTGGCGATATACCAAAGCCTACGACTTGGAAGAAAGACCTTTTACCTCTATGGGATAAGATAGCCAAGGGCGAAACATTAACTAAAGACGAAAGTAAGAAACATCTTGAATACCTTAACCAACGAGAGAACGAGTTTAAAAAAGGCGTTAGCGTATATAAAGCAGAAGCGGAGCGAGCAAAGGCTCTTGAGGAAGCAATTAACCCGTTTGTCCCCGAACTCCAATCGCAAGGAATCCACCCTGCCGCATGGATAAACAACTTGGGTCGGGCGCATATGATTCTGACCAAAGCGCCCTATGACCAAAAAGTACAAATGTTTCATAGACTTGCACAGGATTATGGAGTAAACTTAAATCAAATTAACGAACCGCAACAACCAGTTGACGCATATACTCAACAGTTAATGCAACAACTTAATCAAGTTAATCAAGAGGTTAGCACGATTAAAGGGCGGTTTGAGCAAGAAGAACAAGCTCGATTGAATAATGAGATTGAGCGAGTAAGAAGCGACAAAGAGCGGTTTCCGCACTTTGATATGGTGAGGGAAGAAATGGCTCAACTACTTGAGCTAGGTAAGGCCCAAAACCTTGAAACGGCTTATGCCAAAGCTGTTAGGCTAAACGATGAAGTTTGGGCAGTTGAACAAGAAAGACTCTTGTCCTCTGCAAAAAAACAAGCATCTCAAGCCCAGCAAGTAGCACGAGCTAAAGCGACGGCAATTAGCCCAAAATCCGTTACTCCTAACGGAACACAAGCGAAAGTCGAAGCAAAGGATAGGCGTTCTCTATTGATGGCTGGATTAGCCGATGCAGAGAGCGGTAGGCTTTAACTTAACTTAATAAAGGATATATCATGTCATTTGCAAACTCAGCAATCACCGATATTATCGCTACTACCATTCAAAGTCGTAGCGGTGAATTGGCTGATAACTTGACTTAACAGATTTCGGGTCAAGTAAAACAGGGTGAATTCGGTGGAACTCCAGAACGGACAATACCGAGCCAAGCTAGGACACCTAAAAGGGTTCTAGAAGGTGTAACGACTAGGGGTCGAGAGAAATCAGTAATACCCCCACGAGCTCCCTGCTCTAATAAGCAATTATTAGATGATGATATAGTCTGCTCTGCATAGGAATATGCAGGAGTCTTGGATAAAGAGCCAAGAACATGAACATAGGCAAAACAACGCAATTTTACAGAGGTTAAACTCTAAGGGTAATGTACGCCCATTCTCAGGTGGTAATGTCATCCTCGAAGAAATTTTCTATGATGATACGGCTACTAACAACGCTAACTCGTATAGCGGATATGAAGTATTGAACATTTCTCCTGATAGCCCAATCTCGGCTGCTCAGTACAAGATTGCTCAGTACGCTGCGTCTGTAACCATGAGTGGTTTAGAAATGCTCCAAAACTCGTCAAAAGAAGCAATCATTGACCTGATTGATGGTCGTATGCAAGTTTCTGAAGCCCGTTTATTGAACCGCATTTCAGGCGATTTGTATGGTGACGGAACAGGTAATGGCGGTAAGAACATTGACGGCTTGGCCGCAGCTATCGCTGTATCCCCAACCACAGGTACTTATGGTGGTATTAATCGTGCCAACTTTACTTTTTGGCGTAACCAAATTACCACAGGTGCAACTTCATCAACAATGCTTGCTAAGATGACCGAAGCCGCTATTAAGCAGATTCGTGGCACAGACAAAGCTGACTTGTACATTGCTGGTAACAATTTGTATCAGTTCTTTGTAAACGCATTACAGGCTATTCAGCGTATTACTACCGAAGAAAGTGGTGCAGCAGGTTTTGCATCCCTCAAGTTCTACGGCGGTGGTACATCTGCTGATGTGGTACTAGGTGGTGGTATTGGAGCACAAGAAAATACAAACTATATGTATCTCTTGAACACCAATTACATCTTCTTCCGCCCACACAAAGAGCGTAATTTCGTACCTATCGGTGGTGAGCGTCAAGCCATCAACCAAGATGCGATTGTTAAATTGTATGGATTTGCTGGCAATATGACCACAAGCAACGCACAGTTGCAGGGTCTTTTGACAACTTAATCAATTAACCTAAAAAAGGAAATTATCATGGCTTATTCAGTTCTTCCTATAGCAGGAGTTGATTTAAATACCACAACTCCAATCAGTTTTTCTTATACTAACGGCACTACGGCAGTATCTATTCCTGACTTTGCTCCCTTGGGAACGCAAACTTTTGGAAATGATGGCTTGCGTTATGTGTTTGCACAAGCAGGCGCAGCAATTGCGGCATCAACCGCTACTTGTGTAATCAACGCATCTACATTCCAAGTTACTTTGGGTGCAGGTACATACTTGTCAGGTGCTTCTATGGCATCAGGCGATTATGGTTGGTTCAGCAAGGCTAGTGTTTAATACACTTTTGTAGTAAAAACAAAGGGTTACTCTTAATCGGGTAGCCCTTTTTTCTTTTAACCCTAACCACTTAGGAGCATTACATGGCAATAGATAGCGATAACCAAGACGCAGATTCACGCTTGGCAGTTAAGTTTTACAAGCGAGCCGTTCAACTAGAACACGAATCAAGCGAAGCTGGCAGACCAATATTCAAAGATTTTGACTTTGTACGCATTATGGTTGCTGGAGATAACCTGACTGAAATTGACACTTTTGCACGAGATAGCCATAAACAACGCTTTCCAAAGCAATGGCTTCAATATCAAGCTAGTCAAGACTCTAGTAGCGACATAATGGGCACACCTTTAGAACAATGGACTTTAATCAGTCAATCCCAAGCCCAAGAGTTAAAAGGTATCAAGTTTTATACAGTCGAATCTATTGCTAATGCTTCAGATTACCAGTTACAGCGTATTGGAATGATTGCGGGTATGCAACCTCATACCTTTAGGGACAAGGCTAAAAGCTATTTAAACCTTGCTACTGAAACCGCAGACGCTAGTAAACGGGATGAAGAAATTAATCAGCTAAAGCAAGAACTTGCCAAAAAAGACGAGGAAACTGCTAAAATTAAGGCTGAAACTGATGCGAAGCTCGCCCTAATGCAGGAGCAAATGGCGGCTGTACTTGCGGCAGTTGGTGAAAAGAAACCCCGCAAAAAGAAAAGCGTAGAGGAAGTTTAATATGTCATCAACGATGCTCCAACTTGTTCAGCAAACCACTAGCGAGCTAAACCTTGCTATTCCCACCTATGTGGCGGGTAATACCAATCAAGATGTACAACAAGTTCTAGCCCTTATGAATCGTACTGGCTATGACTTGGTAAAGGAATATGATTGGCAAGCTCTACAGTTGGAGTATCGTTTTTACACCGATGCACAGACTTTTGTAGGTTCTACAGTTAGCGACCAAAGCTATAACATTATTGTTACTGGTGACGCTACAGCCTTAAATAGCAATTACACCATTACAGGTACAGGCATTAACCAAGATACCTATGTGTCAAGCGTAACTTACAACGCTGGCACAGGCTTATCTACTATTGTAATGAGCCAGTTGGCTAGTGGTACATATACAAGCGTTACTTTTACCTTTTCACAGACCAAATACCCTTTACCTAATGACTTTGAAGCCATTACGGACAATACGCATTGGGATAAGACAAAGCATTGGCAGATGCTTGGCCCTGAAGATGCCCAACAATGGCAATGGCTAAAGTCGGGTTATATCTCGACAGGCCCACGCATTAGGTGGCGTATTCTAGGCGATAAGTTTCAAATTTGGCCACCATATAACACACAAGAGTATTTAGGCTTTGAATACCGCTCAAAAGGTTGGGCTAGAAGTGTTGCTGGTGCAGTTAAAAACAGCTTTACGGCTGACACCGATACAACCATTTTTGACGATACAGTTATGGTTCTAAGCACAAAACTTAAGTATTTCCAAATTAAAGGCTTTGACACTACTGCATTGCAACAAGACTATTTCCGCTATTTAAATGTAGCCAAAGCCAACGATAAAGGCTCTGCTAACCTTAGCTTTGCACCCTACCCAACCAAGGTGCTTATTGGTTACGCTAACATTCCAGACACTGGCTTTGGCACATAATGGCAGTCGCTCAACAAAGACGGGCAATGACCGCTTCCTTGCCATCCCCAATTGGGGGGTGGAACGCAAGGGATTCTTTGGCAGAAATGAACCAATTAGATGCGGTTCAGATGGTCAATTTCTTCCCTACGCCTACGGATGTAACCCTTAGAAAAGGGTATACCAAGATTTCTACGGGCATAACTGGTGAGGTTTTGTCCTTGATGAGTTATTCAAGTCCGAGTACGACAAAGTTGTTTGCCTCTACCGCAACAACTATTTGGGATACAAGCACTTCTACAGCTACAGCTAGTCTTACAGGCAATACCGATGGTAAATGGATTCACGCCATGATTACAACGGCTGGTGGTTCGTTTATGGCGGCTGTAAATGGTGCAGACCCCATGGTTGTTTATGATGGTACAAGATGGTCAAGAAGTGCTACGACAAGTACCGCACAGACTATTTCTACTATTACTAGGGGTGGAACAGGCAATTTAACCGCTACCTTAACGACTGCTAGTCCTCATAATCTTGTTACAGGTAACACCATAACAGTCGCAGGTGCTACCCCCGCAGAATTTAACGGCACTTACCGCATTACTGTTACGGGCGCATCGACCCTCACCTATACGATGGCGGTTGCCCCTAGCGGTAATGCAACAGTTGTAGGCACTTACACGATTAATTACTACATAACAGGTAAAAATTCTAATACATTTGCATATGTAAACCTGTTTAAAGAGCGTTTGTATTTTGTAGAAGAAAACTCCCTTAACTTTTGGTACTTGCCTGTAGATTCAATAAACGGGGCGGTAACATCATTTCCCCTAGGTGGTATCTTTAAAAATGGTGGCTACCTACAAGCAATGGGAACATGGACTATCGACGCTGGTTACGGGGTCGATGACCTAGCCGTATTCGTTACAAGTAACGGAGAAGTAGCTGTATACAAGGGTTCTGACCCATCTGACCCTACAGATTGGGCATTGGTAGGTATTTGGAACATTGGACAAACTTTTGCTCGTAAATGCGTCTTTAAATATGGTGGTGACATCCTATTATTAACCCAACAAGGCTTAGTACCCCTATCCGCAGGCTTACAATCCACCCGATTAGACCCACGAGTTAACATTACAGACAAGATTTTCTTTGCTATTAGCCAAGCAGCAGACGCTTATTCCGCTAATTATGGTTGGCAGATAAATTACCTAGCCAAATACAATATGTTGTTGCTAAATATCCCCGTAACTACGGGTTCTGAGCAATATGTCATGCACAACATTACAAAGTCATGGGCAAGATTTACCAATATTGACGCAAATTGTTGGGAAACGAGTGGTGAAGATATGTATTTTGGTGGAAACGGCTATGTAGCCCGTTTTTATGACTCATTTTCTGACGATACCGACAATATTAGTGGGTTTGTACAGCAAGCCTACTCCTATTTTGACCGCAGAGGGCAACAAAAACGCTTCACTATGGTACGCCCTATCCTACAGACCGATAACGGCTTACCGACTGTTTTATGCGGTGTCAGTACCGATTTTGATACAGTACCTTTAACTAGCCAAATATCGTTTAACCCATCTACTCTAGATATTGGGGTTTGGGATACATCTACATGGGATGACACCAACTGGGGTGGAAATCTAATTGTGACTAAGTTTTGGCAAGGCGTGACAGGAATAGGCTATGCAGGCTCAGTTAGCATGAATGTGGCAAGCCAAGGCATTGATTTTCATTGGGCATCAACCGACTTTGTAATGGAGGCTGGCGGGGTATTGTGAGAACT